TATAAATTTAAAAAATAAAAGAATGAGTATAAATTCCACAGATGGAAGAGTACCACATTATTATGTAGGTACAAATAAAAAAAGAAATTATCAAGCACGATATGTTGTTAGTGATTTTGATTGCACTTACAATATCGGAACTGCAGTTACTTACTGCTTACGTAGTTCTAGGAAACATCAAACTCCTGTCGAGGATTTACGTAAGGCGATTGCACATTTAGAATTTGAAATAGAGAGATTAAACGAAAAAAAGAAATAATGAAAAAAGAAATATTTAATAGCTACGCTACTGCTATATCAAAACAGTTTCATTTAAGTTTAGATGAAATGTTTGACAAAAGTAGGAAACAAGAAAAAGTAGATGCAAGACAAATGCTTTACTACTTATGCATGGAAAGACCTATACGTGTTGCTTATATAAAAAGATTTATGTCTGAAGCTGGTCTTGATGTTCACATCACTACCATCATTCACGGATATAAAAAAGCAAAGCAGACAATTGATAACGATAAGGATTATAAAAATATTATAGAATCAATTAATGAAGCAGTATAGTTTACAAGAAATATTTGAACAAGCACAGGAAGACAAATCTTCTATTTATTGTACTATGAGTAGAGGAGAGTCGTTTTTAAATATGGGAGTTAAGTTGCAAAAGTTTATCGACTATATAGAAATACTTAATTGTTCTAAAGGTGGAGATTACTTTCAGGAGTTAACCGAAACCGAGTATGAAGTTTTTTTTAATAATGGGTGGAAACGTGGATGCGTTATAACTGCAATGAATAATTGCTTACATAAACTTGATCTGATTGAAAACAAGATGAAAGTTGAGGTTAACACACGTAAAAACGACAAGCACATTCAGAATTTAAAAACAAGAAGAGAGGGTATTTTAAATAGATACTCAAAACACAAAATCAAATTAATTAAATTAAAATAAATCAAATGGGAAAATTAAAAACAGTAAACATCAAAGGTAAGGAGTATGTTGAGGTTAACGAAAGGTTAATCTATTTTAGAAAAACATATCCTAAATTTTCTTTAACATCAGAAGTGTTGGAGAAAACTGACAAATCAATCCTAATCCTCGCATCTATTATAAATGAAGATGGTAGAGTCATAGCAACGGGTATGGCTGAGGAAGAAAAAGGGAGTACCTTCATTAACAAAACATCTTACGTTGAAAATTGCGAAACATCAGCGTGGGGTAGAGCATTAGGGAATTTTGGTATTGGTATTGACACATCTGTTGCCTCAGCTAACGAAGTTGAAAACGCAATAGCTAATCAATCCAAGCCAAGCCCTAAAAAATCTACAATCAAAACTCAACAAAAAAAGATTGTATTAGACATAGGGGATGAAAATTGGTATAACGTATTAAGTTATATAGCGAAGAACAAAGCGTTAGGTCTAGCTAAAATAATTCCACAGTTAGAAACTAAATACAGTATAAAAGCATCTGTTAAAAAGGAACTAGCTAAACTTTCTTAATATGGAGTTAAACAAAACAGACATCCTTAATATGTTGAAGGATGACAGTCGTTATTATGGCGACTTTGGAAAAAAATGGTTATCAAACTCCGACATAAAAACATTGAGAGATAACCCAAAGGATTTTCATCAGACTGTTGAAAAAACTAAAGCAATGCTTGAGGGTAGTTATTTTCACACCCTTATGCTTGAGCCTGAAAAACTAAATCAATACGAAATAGTTGATGCATCAACACGTACTACTAAGGTCTACAAAGAAACTGTTTACGAAAGTAAAGAAGATATTCTATTGTTACAGAGTGAGGTAGATAATTTAAATAAATGTGCAGATGCAATGAAGCAAAACCTTACCTTTTTTGAGGATATATATAGAGAGGGTAATGAGTTTGAGGTTGCTAACATAGGTAATCATATGGGTTTAAATTGGAAAGGTAAAGCAGATATTGTTTCAGAGAATATATTAATTGATCTGAAGACTACAAGTTCGCTTTCTCAGTTTCCAAAAAAGGCTCGTACTTTTGGTTATGACAGTCAGGCATATATATATCAAATGTTGTTTGATAAACCTCTACATTTTTATGTAGTTGATAAACAAACACACAACTTAGGTATATATGAGCCGACTGAAATATTTTTAGCTAGTGGTCAACAAAAGGTTGCTGAAGCAGTGATTGTATATAATAGATTCTTTTCAGAAAATGCAAATGAAGATATTAATCAATACATTCATTATGAAAATCTTTAATAAACTTTGGTCTTGGATACCAAAAAAAACACCAAGCAATTCTATTATGTGGATTCAAGTTCCAATGTCCTGTAATAGTAGACAAGATAAGGATGATATCATCATATCTACAATTAATCATATGGAACAAAACATTAAAATAAATAAATTATGTCAGAAAAAATCTATGTAGGTAGCGGGGTTTCCAAATTTGATGGAGACCAAGTCGCTTGTAGTTTATGTTTATCAGATTTACCACAGGAACACATGTTCGAATACAATGGTAAGAAGTATGTAAAGCTAATCGTTCAGAAGAAAAGAGAGGCTGATCAGTATGGTAAAACGCATTATGTTGCAGTGGACACTTGGAAGCCTGAGGCGAAAAAGGAAGAAGCTGAACCACAAGCTGAGCCAGACTTACCTTTCTAGCCATAATCTAAGGTAGGTTATATAAGGGTGGGGGAGTTTTTCTCCCCTGTCCTTTTTTATTTGACTTAAATTACTTACCTTCACATTATGTAGTCATTATTAACATTTCAACATAAATATTAGTTAAATATTGATAATGAGGAACTTACAAAACACAAAATCAACATAAATTCAACATAATCTTATGAAAATTACCATATTTCAAAACATAAAAGAGACTTCACAGCCCTTTTTTGTAGATATTGCTGTTGTTTTAAATAGAATTCAGGAGGGTAAATCTAAGGATTTAGTAAAGAAAATCCGACAAGAAAAGGATAAGACCAAACGTAATTTACTTAAACAATCTTTACCCGCTATATGTTTTAGTGGTCAATTTACAAAAAGAAACGACAACTCTTTAAACACCCACAGTGGTATAATATGCTTAGACTTTGATGGTTATAAGTCTAACAAAGAATTACTACAAGAAAAAGAAAGACTATCTAAAAGCAAGTATGTATACTCGGTATTTATAAGTCCAAGTGGGGAAGGATTAAAGGCTTTAATTCGTATACCTGAGGATATAGCTAATCATAAAGGATACTTTCTTGCTTTACAAAAACATTTTGATTCTCCACACTTTGACAAAACCTCTAAAAATTTATCTAGAGTTTGTTATGAGTCTTATGACCCACTAATCCATATAAACACACTAGCAAGTGTATGGGAAGATATAGAAGAACAGGAGTATGAGCAGATAACTAAACACGTAGATATACCTACTATTCCAATTACTGATGAAAATAAAATAGTTGACATCCTACTTAAATGGTGGACTAGAAAATACGGTATGATAGAGGGGGAACGAAACAATAATGTTTATATATTAGCCTCAGCTTTTAATGACTTTGGTGTAAATCAAAACCTAGCTGAGTATGTAATGAATAGATTTGCATCACGGGATTTTCCCTCCAATGAAGTACGTAGAACAATTCAGTCTGCTTATTCTCATAAACAAAACTTCGGTACAAAATATTATCAGGATGAAGATAAAATCAATGAAGTAAAAGAAAAACTTAAAAGAGGAGTATCAAAAAAAGAAATTAGATCTCAGTTAGAAGAGTCCAAGATTGAGGTCGGTATAGCAGACAATGTGATTAACAGGCTTGAAGAAGAACAAGCGAATCATAAATTTTGGACTAAGAACGAAAAAGGGACAATTAAAATTGTACACATTTTATTTAAAAACTTTTTAGAAGAGAATGGTTTTTATAAATTTAACCCAGAGGGTAGTAAGAGTTATATATTTGTTAAGGTTACTAATAACTTAATAGACCACACAAGTGAAAAAGAAATTAAGGACTTTATACTTTCTTATCTTTTAGGTATTGATGACTTCAGTGTCTATAATTATTTTGCTGAACACACAAGGTATTTTAGAGAGGAGTTTCTAACCCTTTTAGCATCTATAGATGTTTATTTTATAGAGGACGATAAAGATACTGCTTATTTATATTACAAAAATAGTGCAGTAAAAATTACACAAGACAAAGTTACTATGATTGATTACATAGATTTGGGTGGTTATGTGTGGAAGGATCATGTTATAGACAGGACTTTTACTTTATGCAAACCTAAGGAGTGTGATTACAAAGTATTTATTTCTAACATTTGTGGCGAGAATGAAAGTCGTATAAACTCTATGCGTTCCACTATAGGATACTTACTACATGGATGGAAAAATTTATCTTACAGTCCCGCTACTATTTTAAATGATGAGGTAATATCTGAAAACCCTGAAGGTGGTACAGGAAAAGGATTGTTTATGAACGGACTATCTCATATGAAAAAGTTAGTGGTTATTGATGGTAAATCTTTTAATTTTGAAAAGAGTTTTGCTTATCAATTAGTTTCTGCTGATACACAAATACTATGTTTCGATGATGTAAAAAAAGCATTTGACTTTGAAAGATTATTTAGTGTAGTAACTGAGGGTCTAACTTTAGAAAAGAAAAATAAAGATGCAATTAAAATTCCTTTTAGCAAAAGCCCTAAAGTTGCTATTACTACCAACTACGCTATAAGAGGTAAGGGTGCTAGTTTTGAAAGAAGAAAATGGGAGTTAGAATTAACACAACATTACAATAAAGATTTTACCCCTCTAGTTGAATTTGGAAAAATGATGTTTGGAGAGTGGGATGATGATGAGTGGTGTCAGTTTGATAATTAT